CCGCTCTCGAGCAGCGAAATAAACGACTTGGTGACGCCCGCCTGTTTGGCTAGCTCTCCCTGGGTGAGCCCGGCGACCTTGCGCGCCAATTTGAGCAGCATAGTTAACTTTTTGGCACAATATACAATTAAGTTGACTTGTGTCAACTAGTTAATTTACGCTTGCTGGCGTGCATGTGATCGACCCCAGGCCGATCGTTGACAATGAGGCGATGTATCGCCGGGCGGCCGCACGGGTGATCGCATGGCGCCGGGAGCACGGCGCGATGAGTCAGGTCCAATTCGCGGCCAAGGCCGGGATTTCGGTGGGCTGTCTCCAAAGTTTCGAGGCGGCGTTGCGCGAGACACGGAAGAAGCAGCGGGAACGGATCGCCCGGGCGATGGATCTGACCCTCGATCAACTCTTCGCCGACGATGCGGAAGCGGGCCAGACTCCAGATCCGCTCTTGAAGGATCTATTGCAGGAGGATTTGCGGCTCGCGCAGCGCTTTCATCACGCCGGGGCGGAAGTCAAACACGCCGTGAAGGCGTTTCTCACGGCGGCCTTATCAGAAGACCAGCGGGAACGCCTCGCCCTCATCTTGGCCGACCTGATCCGCCTCGATGAATCGCAGATCGCCTTCGTGGAAACCATCGTGGCCCCGCTGAATAAGGACGGCCAGTCGCCCGCGACCCAAGCGCCGATCCTCCCCATGGTCGCGCCACAGGCCAAGAAGAAATCTTGATCCATTCAGGACAGCGGCGAGGTCGTCTATGTCTAAACTGCGTGATCGGCATTTGTATCTCGTCCTGCCCCATACGCAGCGCGCGGTCCTCATTCCCCGTCCCACGCCAGCGACGATCCGAGGCGTGCCCCTGGTGACGGCCTTCCGCGCACACATCGACGACTTGCACGTACTCGCCCAGGAGCAACCCGCGCTGATGCAAGGCATTCTCGACGCCACGAAGTTGGTGGCCCAGCAGTGTCGCCAGCGTCGGGTCCAATCAGGCAGCCGGCGCTAGATGGGCGTTTTCACCCGCGACGACTCGCCGTACTACTGGCTGCATCTCGAGATCGCGCCGAAAGGGCAGCAGCGCGAGAGCAGCAAGATTCTCATTGGCGAGACGACCACCCAGAGGAAAGACAACAAGGCGCTCGCGGTCGAGGCGTATCAGCGCCGGATGCTCGAGCTCGCGGAGCGGAAGGTGCGGCGACTGCCCAACGGCCCGCCGATGGTGCGCTTTGCCGTCTATGCCGAGCGGTACACCCGCGATGTCATCGCGCTCCACCGTGGCGCCGCGCGCGAAATCGACGCGCTCGTGCCGCTCCGGCGGGCGTTCGACGCCGAGCTGCTCTCGGCCATCGACGCCGATCGCGTCCGGGCCTACATGGCCGCCCGGATCGCCGACGGCTGCGGCCCGCGGACCATCAATCGGGAGATCGACGTCCTCAAAGGGATGCTGCGCGATGCGGTCGGCACGTACCTCGCGGCCTCGCCGATCGTCGGCCTGAAGCGCCTGAAAGCGCCGCCCATCAAACGGCGCCTGATGCAGCCGGCCGAAGAGCACAAACTCCTCGAGGTCGCGGAGGATGCCCAGGACAAGGCGATCATCATCCTTGGGGTCGATACCATGATCCGTCTCGGTGACCTGCTCGACCTCGAACGGAGCGAGCACGACGGCCAGTGGCTGTACGTCAAGCACGCGAAAAGCGGGGAGGCCTACGAGACGGCCCTGTCGCCCCGCGCCCTGGCCGTCCTGAAGGCGATCGAGCGGACGGATGAGCGGTTCTACTTCGCGAAGTTCCGACGCGCCAGAAACCCGCGGGACTGGGTCGGCTCCGTGCGGCAGCGTTTCGAGTACCTCTGCAAGAAGGCCGGCCTTCGCTACGGCCGCGCGCACGGCGGCCTGACGTTTCACTGGTCGACGCGCCGCACGGGCGCCGTGCGGTACCTCCTCGAGAAGGGCGCGCCGATCAGCGCCGTCCAGAAGCAGGGCAATTGGAAACACCCGGAGATGCTGCTCCGGATCTATGCGGAGGCCCGGCAGGATGATCAGCTCGCGATGGTCGGGGCGCCGCGGCTCAGAAAGCGGGCTTAGGGTAAGACGCCAATGCCGCAGTCGTATCTCTTCGCCCCGGGCGAGCTGGCGGCGCTCTCCTGCCCCTGCGGCAGTCCAGTCGTCGCCTCGGACCCGATCGTGAACGACGACGGCGACCTCGTGCAGTTTGGCTTCTGCCCCGTCTGCGGCATCGCCCCGCCCCGGCCCGACGAGCCGTGGCGCTGGTGGCTCCCCAAGGCCATGCGCCTGCGGGGGGCGGTCCACTAGCGCGCGACTCTCCTTCCTGTAGATTCCGGCCCGTGCACTCGAGCGAAAAACCACTAATCCCATTCACGTTCTAGTGACGCTCCCCTAAAACACCATCAAAACGTTAGGGAAAACGCAATTAACCCTGCGTTCGCAACGCAGAGGTCGCGAGTTCGAGCCTCGCGCCGTCCACCATTAAAATCCCCAAATAAACCAATGAATACGGGCTTCAATCGAGGGTCGGCCCTGCTCGCCAGGGCGAGTCTAAACCGTCACCAAACACCACCTTTCGCCACGTTTCCGCACCCTTCATTCACGTAATGGTTACGCTGATTTCAGAACAAGAAGGCCAAAGGAAACTTCAAACACATGAGCAACCTCGCCCTCATCCTCGTCCTCATCAGTTGGGTCGCGCTGCTCGCCGGGCTCGCGCTCCTGTCCAATGCCACGAGCGGCGTCGGCGGGATCGCGGTCGCGTGCTTTCTGGCCATCCTCGCTCGGATCACACAGGCCAACGCGCACCATGCCGAACTCCGGAAGTTACTGAGTGACGCCAGAGCGGCGGCGCCGCCGGCCGCCGCGGCGGGGACGACCCTCGGGAAGGCCAATCCTCTGCTCACCGCTGATCAGATCCAATGCGCGAAATGTGGACTGATCGCCACACGCGGCCCGGCCACGTGTCCGCAATGCCAGTCGCCCTACGCCCCGACGCCTAATACCGCCGTGGACCGTCTTCCGCCTATCCCGAAGCAGATGCGCTGACGCCGCGCCGGTGGTTATCGCCGTGGCAACACGTTCGGCAGCGCGACAAAGTGCGACAGCAGCCACAGCACGAGCACGATGAGCGCGAGCACCTGGAGGGTCGTCGCCCAGCCGGTCGGCATGGGCACTTTGGTCGTGATGATGTAGACGAGAAACCCGATGAGCGCCACGACGAGCACGAGGATGACCAGGTCCATCACACCCTCCTCTTATCCTTCCAACCCCACCCTCGCCGCCCCGTCCACCGGCACATAGACAAACCCCGAGCCGTCCTCGAGCCGCCGCAGCGTGTAGCCCTCACGGTGCGCCGCCTGTACTAAGGTATTGATCGTGGCTTGCACCGTGCGCGCCCGCTCCTGCAAGACGTGGATCTTCAGTTGCGCGTTTTCCAGTTGCGCGATCGCCCCTTCGAGCCTGAGCGCCTCGAGCTCCGAGAGCACCGGCGCGCCGTTCATTCCCTCTGCCATGCCGCCCCCAGCCCGCCGCCGTTAGGCAAACAACCGCCCGCTGCCATCGACCCAGACTTGCCGGTTGCTGCCGCCCTGCAAGTTTTGAATGCGTAACTCCGTCCCCGACATCAACGTCAACGCCCCGGTATCTAGCAGCGCATAGCCAGTGCTCCCGCCGCTGTCGAGGACCACGCCACTGCCCGCGCCACGGACCAACATCTGCCCGCCGTTGCCGATGACATGCGACCCATCCGTCCACTTGATCCGACTATTTGCGCCCAGCCCTGAGGCCGTAATCGTGATGCCGCTGCCATCGAGCCGGACCTCGTTGCCCGTGCCTGCGTAGATCGTGACGCCGGAAATTTGACCGGCCGTCACGGTCCCCAGGTTCGACGTGATCGCGCTCAACTGCCCGACTGACATTTCATTCGTCGTGATCGCACCAGCCACAATGCGGTCGCCGGTGATGGTTCGTGAGGCAATTTCTGTGGCCGTCAATGCGCCGGCCACGATGCGATCAGCCGTGATGGTCCTCGAGGCAATCTCCGTGGCTGTCAGTGCGCCTATCACGATCCGATCGGCGGTGATGGATCTGGCGGCAATCTCGGCGGCCGTCACCGCACCGGCTGCAATCTGTGTGGCCGTAATCGTGTCCGTCTGGATGTTGCCGCCGTTGATGTTGGTCACACCGGCCCCATCGCCGCGAAACGTCGCGACCGTCCCGTCCCAAAAGAACCCGCGCAATCCATCGGCGCTGCACGCCCGAAACTTATAGACGCCGCCCTCGTTGCCCATCCAGATACCTGCGGCCGCATACCCGAATCCTTGCGGACGTGGATCACCAATCTCGATCGACGGCACCGACGAGTTAAAGGCGATCGAGGTGTTCGTGGCAGGCGCGAACAGATAATTCGGCAGAATCGACCAGCCGCCGATCTTGCCGCCGCCGGCTGTCACGGTGCCACTGAAGGACGCATTGCCAGCCGCATCAATCTGGGTCACCACGGTGCCAGCAAACCCGAGCCGCACGCCGTTGGTGGGATCGATCTTCAGCCAGGCCGCGGCGTTGTCACCGAAGGCCGCGCCGAATACCGTGCCGCTGTAGCCATACAGCCCGTCGAGATTGCCGATGGCCCATCGAGGCACGATGTCGGTATACAAGCCATATGGATCGCTCTTGGTTCTGACATTGCCGACAATCGTTGGGCCATAGCCTGAGAGCACGCCACGCACGCTGTAGAGGTCGATAAACCCCGACCCCTTCTTGCCGGTATCGAATACCGCATCGCCCGCCCACCACGCATTCGCCCCGCTGCCATCGAGGTCTCGCTGCACGGTGTAGGCGTACGATCCGTCGGCCTCCTGCACCGGCGGCCCAGTGCCGCCATCCGACACCGGAAACACCGTGACCTGCATGGCCTCGAATTGGCCGCCCGATTCCATGTAGAGCTTCGAGCCGTATTCGACGCCGGCTTGCCCGAGCAGAAACGAGTTGTGCTTGACGTAGATCGTAGTGTCGCCAGGCGCGAGGTCGCGCGCCAGCATCGTCGTCGGGCCGACGAGAATGCGCCCGCCGATCGTCGCCATCGTTTGCTGCGCGACCAGTGTCTCGACCCACAATTCCGCCGCGTGCAACGTCAAGAACTTCTGAAATGGGCGCCCGAGATTCTGCGTGTAGTTCAGCGCCGGAATGATCAACTTCGCGCCCGTGTCCATGACGACTGCGCTGGCCGGTTTCATCCAGACGTGTTCCGCCGGTTGCAGGAGCAGCCGCGTGGCGGGCGACAGCGTCGTACCGCCACTCGACGTGATTTGCAGATCCGTGGCCGGTGACAGCGGCGATCGAATGAATGGCAGCTCGGCCAGATGTGCCGCAAAGTCGGCGTTGGCGTCCCGCAGCATGAGCGTATTCGCGACCGCCGCCGCCGTGCCAGACGTGGCGCTGTTCGCGACCTTGCCCGCCGTGCTAATCGTCGCCAGCTTGTCGTCCGTAATCCCGGCGCCGGCCACAATCTCGGCATTCCCGATGGCACTGGCGGCAATCGTCGTCACGCCTGCGGCGGTGATGTTGATGTCCCCCGACATCGGGACGGCCGCCGCCGTGTTGCTTGGCGAGCCAACGTAAATCTGTCCCGCCGGCAACGCCAGCATGCCGCCGCTCCCGCCGCCCCCGCCATCCCCGCCGATCGTGGCCGGCGCCGCTGGCCCGCCCGCCACGCCCACGCCGAGCGCCCGCCATTGATCGGCTGGACTGCCCTGATAGACCACCGACTCCACCGCCGCGATCGCGTACTTCCAGACGCCGGACGCATCCCAGCGGATCGTCACGTCACTAATCGTCAACGTCTGATTGACGGCCGGCGCCGACAGATGCACCGCGACCCCTTGCCCCGGCAACCATCCATGATCGTGACTGACAATCGCCCAGGTAATCGCGCCTTGACTCAGACGCGCGTACAACCCGTCCGCGGTTCGCTGCCCATCGGCCAGCGTCAAGATCGTTTCATCACTCGACGTGCTCACAATCGCGCCAGTACCCGATGTCACGAGGAACGGACTGGCCGCCGCGTACACAAACTCCATGACCGTGCCATCGGCCGGCACCGGATCGGTCCCGAGATGTAACGTCCGCGTTTGCCACTCCCAGCCAAACGACGCCGGATCGGCCTCGCCGTACACATTGACCGTCTTATTGATGCCGCCGACCGTCACATACCCGGCCGTGAGCCCGTTGGCCGCCGGAATATCCGCCACCCAGGCCGTCGCCGCGCCCGCTTGGACCCAGGACTGCCGGTAATCCATCGGCCCGGCCGGCCCGCACCACAGCGCCACCTTCGTATACGGGAGCGCATCCGGATCCGCCCAGCCGACTTCCTCGCAATGCGGCGCCGCATCCGTAATCGTGAACGGCGCCGGATCGGTCCCCGGTATGAACATCCGAATCACTTTCGATGGGGAAATCTGCGCGACATAACTCACCGATCCCGATGTCGCCCACGTCGAGAGCCGCCGCACCGCCTCCGCCGCCCCCGTCGCCGGCCAGCCGAACGCCGGAAACGTTGGCCCCGTCACTTGCGCCGGATCGACCGTGAAGCCGATCGCCGCCAACCCGCAATCGTTGACCACATCGACGAGCGCTTGTTTCATCGTGACCGGCGCCCCGTACACGCGCGATGTCGGTACCGAGGTATCGAGATACACCCACCAATCGTCAATGTCGCAATCGGTAAACATCTCCGTGAGATGCGGCGCATACGCCGTCGCCGTCCGCTTGCGCACGATCCCGCCATAGATCGGCGTCACGCCGTCCGGCGCATACGCGACGAGCGTATCGCCACGATTCGGCGCCGCCCCGTCAAGGAATTGGAAATGCGCCGGCGACAGCTCGTTATTCTTCAATGGCCCGATCGTCGCGCCGGGCACCGAACAGATCCCGCCCGCCACATCCACGCCGTTGATCGTGACCCGCATCGCCATACGGTTAGACCGGCGCCACGCCTAATGTCCGACCCAGATGTGTCGCCACGGCATCGGCAATCTGGCGCGCGCCGCCCCGGCGGAGCCAGGCCTCATCAACCGTAGCCGGCGCCAACGTGATCCCGCCGACGTTGATCGTGCCGACGCCGCCACCGACCGGCCCGCCGCTCACGGTGGCGAAGGCGCCCGAGGACTGCTCACGCGGGACCACGGCTTCCCAGCCGTGCAGCATGACCGGCGTGCCGGCGCCGAAGTTCTTGTAGCCATCGGTCCCGCCCTGATAACTCTCCATCTTGTAGGCGCCCTCACTAGGCGGCAAGAACCCGCCGCCCATGGTGGGCGGTGCTGGCCCGGTAAAGTCGAGATTCGGTATCTTGAACGCGCCGCTTCCGACATAATCCAGCGACTCCCCGATCCCCAGAAGATGATTGAGAATCTTCTGCAACTTCTCGGCAATCGTGTCCAATTGCCCGCCCAACGACTTCGACCACTGGACCCCCGACAGATCGGTCAGTTTATTGCCGGCCTCATCGGTCAGCTTGCCCGCCGCCGCCATGGATTCGAGAATCGGCCGCCACGCCTCAGGAATCGTCGAGCCCGTTTTGATGGCATTGTGGAAGTACTCGAGAATCGACTCCGACATCCGACCTTGCACGATTGCCACGTCGATTCCCGACGCGACGAGCAGATCGTAGGTGCGGAGCAACTTGACCGCTTGGATATCGAGTTCCTGCTGCCGCCACTTCGGCCCCAATTCCTCGATCGTGAATCCGTATTCCTTGATGGCGGCGCGCAGTTCTTCCTGCACTTGCAACTGTTCATCGGCCGCCGCTTTGGCGGCATCGGCCGCATCTTGGAACGCCTTCTCGGCGGCCTTCGCCGCTTGATCGAAGTCCCACTTGGCTTTCGCCGCTAAGTCACTTAACGCCTGCTGCACCACCAAGATTTCGCGTGTCGCGCCCGCGAGGTCGCCCTTCTTGATGCCTTGGGTGAGCTGGACCCACATGCGCTCGCCCTCGGCTCCGAGCGCCTGCATCTGCGCATGGAGCCGGTCCCAGCCGCCCGATCGGTTCGCGAATTGTTCGAGCGCCTCGCGCCCGTCATCGAGCGATCGCACAAAGCCGACCGTGCCACCCGCGGCCGCGCCGATCATCATGCCGTAGACGCCGAACGCCGATCCGGCTTTGGCACCAGCGGCCGCGCCGGCCAGCGCATTCATGGCTTGCGACCCCTGATTCGCCGAGGCCGTCCACACATCCATTGCGCCCGAGGCCAGCGCCGCGCTCGTCTGCACCGCCGCGCCCCACCGTTGCGCGTCGGTCGCGTTCTTGTTGAACAACACCGACACTGCGCCGAACTTCCCGCCCAGTTCCTGGTTGTTTTCACCTACTTGCTTTGTCGCCTGATCGGCCGCCTCCAACTGGACAACCATCTGGCCGATGCCGCCGAGCACCGCGCCGAGCGTGCCGCCCGACGCCGACCCGAGCTTTTGGAACTCCGAGGACAGGATCTTGAGCTGTTCGGACCAGTCCGACGTGACCCTGACCACACCTTGCTGATGCGAGACGATGGCAATCAGTTTGTCGTGCACCGCCTGGTCGATGGCGGCATACGCCCCCTTCCAGTTCGCCGCCGTCGTATCGACCGCGCGCTTCTGGTCCTCGCCCCATTGCCGGATCTGATACTTCTCGTACTCGTACGCACTGAGGGAGAGCTTGGCCTGCAGGTCCGCTGATTCGCGGCGGGCCTTCATCTCGATGCCGAGATTCCCCACCACGACCTTCGCGAGCGCATCCGCCCGCTTGATGGCCTCGTCCATGATCTTCTGGACAGCGGCCGCGTCCTTGAGGCGCTCCGCGGTGAGGATCCTGGCATTCTCGGCCGCGACCCGCTCGGCCTCCATCACCTGCCGGACTTGGACGGCATGCACCCCGATGGCTTTGGCAATGTCGGCCTCGGATTGTCCTTGCTTGGCCAGCGCCACAATCACGTCGTACGTCGCATCGGACATTGGCCGCTGGGCGGCCGCGAGCGCCTCGAGCGCCTCCTGGTGTTTCTTGGCCTCACTCTCCGCCGCCCGGCTGGCCGTCGCTGCCGCTTGCAGTTGCGCCTTCAGCAGATCGAACTCCGCTGCCGTGAGCTTGATGTCTTTGGGGAGATCCGCGTATTGCTTGCCGAGCGTGACCATCGCCGCGACATTCGCCCGCTGCTCCGTCGTCAGCGCCGCGACGTGTTCGCGCGCGATCTTCAACTGTTCGACCATCGACGCGCCCGCGCCCTTGCGCGCCGCCTCGAGCTTGTTCAGATCATCGAGCGCCGCCTGGGTCCGCGCGTGTTCGGCCGTCGCCGCCTCCGTCGCCACGCGCGTCCGTTCCGCCTCGAACTTGATCGCGGCGTTGACGCCTTGTGCCGCAGCCACCTGGAGAAAGTCGCCAAACTCCTTCCACGACGACATCGCCCGACCGAGCCCGATGTTCATCTCGGACGCTTGCCTGGTGACCGCATTGCCGATCCGTGTCCAGACCGACGTCACGATCTCGCCGAGCGTGAGCGACTGCTCCCCCAGTTCCGCCGTTTTCTTCCGCGCCGCCTCCATCGCCGCTTCGTAAAAGGCCATCTTCTGCTGGGCCGGATTCAACTGATCGACCGCCAGCCCGAGCTTGCGCGCGTACGCTTCGTTGGCCTCGCCGACCTTGACCGTGAGCCCCAGGTTGTCGAGAATCATCGGACTCGATCGGCCGAGCGCGGTGATCAGGTCATCGAGCGACTTGGTGGCGTCTTGCCCCATCGCCCTGCCCAAGATCGTCGCCGTCTTGGCCAGGTCGCCCATGCCTTGCTCGGTCACCGGCAAGCCCAGGAGCATGGCTTTATTCGCCGATTGCATCAGATCGAAATCCGCGACCAGATGGGAGGTGCCGACTTGCATCGACGCGACCATCTGATCGGCATTGAGCTTGACGCCCTCGGCCAGGCGCTTGAACGACCCCTCAATCGCCGGCAACTTCGCGCCGCGTTCAATGAACACGCCGACCTCTTGCCCGAGTTTCTGCATCGCCTGGGTCGCCAGCCCGCCGGCAAACGAGCCAAGCGCCGTCCCCATCGCGATCGCCTTGGTCTCAAAAAACCCGGTTTGCTCGCCCGCGTGCTTCACCTCATCGGCGAGCGCCTTGGTCTTGTCGGCCGCCGCTTTCGCCGCGTCCGCGATCTTCTGGATGCCCGGCGGGACGGTTTGCCCGAGGCGCGTCATCTTCTCGGCCGCTTCGGTCGCGGTGGCGCCGACCCGCCGCAGCTCCGCGTCGGTGAGCTTCGCCACGCCGCCGATGGTCTCGACGGCCTTGGCCATGATCGTGGCTTCCTGCACGATCTTCTGGCCGCTGAATTGATTGGCGAGGGTATTGAGGCGCCCGCTGACTTTGTCGGCGCCCGTGCCGAAGTCTTTCAGCTTCGCGTCAGCCTTGTCGACCGCGTCGTAGAAGCTGGCGAAGTTCGCCGTGAAGGTCGCGGAAAGGGCCATGTCACTCTCGACTGCGCGCGGCTTCCTCGTTCAAGGCGTCGACGAGCACGCTGTAGACGTCGACGGGGAGATCGAGCACGTCGTCGTACGTCCAGCCCATCACGCGACAGATGTGGAGGTCGGAGAGGGTGCGGTCGTGCCAGCCCGGTCTTTTTTTTGGAGCTCGCGCTCGGCGGTCATCGCGCTGTCATGCGCCTGGATCGCCTCGAGGATCTCGCGCAGGCTCTCGGGCGTCTGGTTCCGCAGCGCCGCCGCCACAAAGGCATAGCCCTGATCGCGAATCCGGATCGGCTTGTCGTCGGCGTCGGTGATCGACCAGTCGATCAGGTAACTGACCGCCTGGGCGATGCCGAGATGCTCGAGGTCGAACTCAGGCTTCTCGCCCTGCTTGACCGTGCCGGCCTTGATGATGCGGGCATAGGCGTCTCGCTCCTCGCCGGCCGTCAGATGCTTGCGCACGAGCAGCCAGTCGCCCTCGGAGAGCTCGATCCGGAGTTCTTCTTGCCGGCGATAACGCGATCCCATTTATGGCTCCTGACGTTTAGGGAGCAGCCGCGCGGAGAGCTGCCCCTGGTAGACGGTGACGTCGCCGAGCGGACGCCGGGTCGGAATGCCGTCGGCATTCGCGATTTCCAGCGTCAGCGGCGACTGCGTGATGCGAAAGCCGTCGACGGTCTCGACCGCGGCGATGAACAAGTCGCCATCGACTTTCCAGCGGCCGAGCGTGGCGGCCTGGTGATAGCCGAGCCGGACCGTGGCCGCCAGGCCTTCGATGACGATCCGATGCCCGACACCGGTGATGGCCACCGACTTATGCCACGCCGGCGACCCAGGCCGTGCCGTTCCAATGCGCGGTGGAGCCGTCGCCGAGCTTGACGTACTGGCCCGTCGTCCAGGCCGTCGCGGGGGACGCCGTGACGCCGCTCATCGCGGCCAGGTTGGCAGGCGCCATCGCGCCGGCGGGCGTGAAGGTGCCGGGACTGGTGACGCCGGTCGCGCCGGTCGCGGCCACCATGCTCGTCCGCGTCCAGGCGCCGTTGGCCACAAACGTGGCGTTGATCGTGACCGCGGACGTCACGCTGCCTTTGACCGACGCATCGAGATGCGCTGGCCCTTCCCAGGCCTGCGACGAGGTCGCGCTCGGGTAGAAGGCCAGGAAGCAGCCCGTGTCGACGTCGGCCGCATCAAAGATCACATCCGTGAGCCGGTCCCAGTACGCGGTGAACGAACCGGACAGATCCTTCAGGCCCATGACGTAGCGTTTATTGGCATCGCCCAGACTGGTCACCTCGACCTTGTCCTTGGCCATGTTCAGCGTCCACTCGGAGATGTTGCCGATAGCAACGTAGGCATCGCCCGAGTTCATCTTCAGCGCGACAATGCCCTCTTTGCCGTGCGTACCGGGATTGTTGACGGGAGCAGCAGGTGCAGCCATGTGATCTCTCCTTTAAATCGTTTTACGCTCTCAGGCCGACGTCCCTGTGACGTCCAGACCGGTCCGCTTGACCAGATCAATCAAGGCGGCCAGCATGATCCGGCGTCGCTGGATCGCGATCGGAATCAACGTCGGATGCTTTGTCATCGAGCCGGTCTTCTTGCCACGCCCCCAGTTTGGTACCGGCGCCGTGCCCTTCTTCCGGAACGGCGCGGTCGTGCTGCCGTTTACCCACTCGCGACTGGCCGAACCGTGCTCGAAGAGCCAGGCATGCTTCGCCGTGTTGCGGACGGTCGCGCTGGCACTCTCAGGGGTCTGGCTCCTGACCACGAGGCGCAGATGATCGTGGAGGTTCCCGGTGACCACGGGATAGGCGGCCGCGATCTGGCGCGCGGCCTCGTTTGCCTGCGCCTGCACAATCTCCCCGGCGTCGCGCACGAGCTCCCCCGGCAGTGCGAGAAGGGCCTTACGCAGCTCGTCGAGCCCGTTAATTCGTAACTGGGTTCCGGCCACGGGCCACCACCTCCACACACATGAGCACCAAGTCTTGGTGCCGCTCATCGACGTCCGTGATGCTCTGCACCTGCAACGTGCGTCCCTCGAAGTCGATCTGCGTCTCGAGCGTGATGCCTGGATGAAAACGGCCGCGGACGTAGAACGCCGCGAGCCCGTCGACCACCTGGCCGGCCGCCGACTGGACTGAGCAGTGCCACGTCGGCGGATCGAGCACGACGGCCGGATCGAGATCCGCGAGCGTCACGACATGCCGATACGCCCCGATGCCCATTTATCCCAGCCCCGGATCGCGATACATCTGAAGCAGGTTGCGGAGCTCCTTCCAGATCACGGCCTCGTCGGGTCGATTGAGGCCGAAGTCATCGCCGCGGTGCTCGTAGTAATGCACCGTCAAGAGCAGGATCGCGTGCTTGACCGCCTTGGGCGCCGTCGTCGGTGTCCAGGTCTCATCGGCTGCCGGGCCGAGGTATGCGAGCACCGCCTCTTGCGCGGTCGCCAGCTTCTCGTCCACGTCGGCATCGTGCGCGGCATCGGTGATGCGCAACTGGATCGCTTTGACCTCGGCCGTCGTCCAGAGCGGGCCGGCAAGCGTGACGCGCGAAAACGAGAGCGTCATGCCGGCACCTCCGCAGGCGTGTCGACAGGCGGCGCGGGCGTGGGGGTTGACGGCGGCGCCGCGTGCGCCAGGTCGCGCATCGCGAGCGCCTCGAGTGAGTAGTACTGCTGCTGGAGGTACGGCGTGTCGCCGCCTGGCACCGGGCCGAGCCCGAAGTACTTGAGGCGCGCTTCGTTCGGCGACATGGCGCCCGCACTGATCGCATCGTGCGCGGCCTTGGTCTTGGTCGCCGTGTCCATCCAGATCAGGTCATCGAGATCGAACTCAGTCCCGTACGGCGTCGGCAGCTCGAGGCCGGCATCGAGCGCGTCTTCGATCGCCGTCAGATGCGTCTGCAAACACTGCGAGTGATATTGCAGCGTCGACGCTTCGTTGTTCGCATACGGCGGTTGCTGCGTCGAGTCGATCATCGACATCGGCACGCCGAAACAGCCGGCGATGGCCTTGGCCGTCCAGCCCATCTGTTCGGTCAGTTGCGAGTCGGCCGCCGACGAGCTCACCGGCTCGTACTTCATGCCGTTGTCGACGATGGCGGTCTTGCCGGGGCCGAGCGCGTGCCAGGTGGCCGAGAGGCGCTCGATCGTTTTCGGATCGAGCGCGGTCGGCGCGACCAGCATGCCGCTCGGCTGCCCGCCGGCCGTAAAAAACATGGTGCTCGCCGCCTGCATCGCGAGCGCCTGGGCCGCCGCCCCGCCGCAGGCGTAGAGCGGCGAGAGACCCACGAGGGGATGGAACATGCAGTTCCAGCGGTCGTGGATGATCTCCTTCGCCGGCACGACCACCTGGCCGTCGCTCACCGGAATGCCGGCCAGGTCGTTCGTCTGGAGCTCGTAGTAGACGCTGCCATCAGGCGCGACGAGCGTCTTGACGCGCGCCGGATCGAGCACGTAGAGCGCGGTCACGACGCCGCGCTGGTCGCGGTCCTTGAGCACGTACGTATTGCCACAGAGCAGCTTCGAAAACATCCAGACTTGGAATAATTGCGCGGGCGTCTGGTAGCGGTTCGGTTGCCGCAAGACGGGCGAGAATGCCGGGCTCGTCGTCTCGTGCCAGATCCCATCGTCATCGACGGCGACGAGCCGGAGCGGGAGCTTCCCGATGTCGGACGCAATGAGCGAGACGCAGCGAAACACGACCGGATTCGAGAGCACACTCTCGATCCCGAGCGCCTCGTTGTTCTGCCAGGCGCCCGTGTACGGCTCGCGCACGATCGGCCACCAGCCGCCCGCGCCACGGACGGGCGCGAGCGGGACGGCCTTCCGCAGCGAGAACTCGTACCCGAGGAGTCGCATCAGGTGCCCCGCGTCAGGACTTCGTCGTGCGCGTGGTCACGGGGAACGTGCCCCCGGTGCCCCCAGCCACGGCCGGCGTATAGGCGGTCCCGGTGATCATGTTGACCGCGCTCGGGTGCCCCTTGACCCACGCGCAGAAGCGTTCGGCGCGCAGGCCGACCAGGTTGTCTTGCCAGAGCGACCGGAACACCGTGGTCGCATCCGGCACGCCCGGGTTGTCGACAAACTGCAGCGACGCTTCACGCGAGACATCGATCGACACGCCGCCATCGTCCGCAAAGAGGACGTAGCGCGGCACGACGCCGATGACGTTGGTCCCGGCGGCCTGCGCCGGAATGATTGGGATGCCGTTGATCGATCCGCCCGACACCGTGACGCCCGGAAACACCGCCTCGCCCATCGCCGTCCGCTGCGATCCGAGCAGGAAGGCGTTGGCCTCGCTCATGAGCAGCACGACGCCAGCCAGCGGAATGTTGGCCGCGATGAACGTGTTCAGCAGATTCGAAATGTCGGCGAGCGGGTCGGTCGTCGCCGGAATGCCGGTCACGCCGTTGGTGATCGAGGCGGGATTGACGCCAGCCGCCGCGGCGACGGTCGGATCGAGGAATTGGGCATCCATGAATTGCGCGATGCCGGCGATCATCTCGTCACGGAACGTCTGCTCGGCCGAGGGTTCCGAGCTGCGCGCCAGCTCGTAGGTGAACGTCAGGATGCCGGCGATCTTGTACTGCGCGAGCGCGACCGTCGTGAACACGAGCTGCGTCACCGGTTTGGGCGAGCCCTCCCCGACCCAGCGATAGGTGCCGCCGCCGGTCTGCCGAGGCACTTGGACGTTGAACGGGACGCGCCGCAGGCCCGGAATCCGGCCGATGACCGTCGCCGGCCGCAAGAGTTCCATGAACTCACTGCCGAGCTGCTGCACGGTCGGGACGAGCGCGCCGGCCCAGGCCGCACTGACCGTCGAGGCCGGCCCCGTCGCGGCTCGGAGGACCAGTTCCACTTCCGGCGTGGTGTCCTGCCATTCCTTCGCGAAACTGATCGCCGCCATCGTATCGCCGCGACTGGCGGCGAGCGCCTTGCAGTACCGGACGAAGGCCGTCCCCGGCAGGAGCGTGCGCGAGCGCGCGCGAATGATCCCCGGCGCCCGGGGCGGCCCGTCGACGGGCACTGCGGCCGCCGCGATCGTTTTCTCGAATGTCCGGAGCCGCGGCAGCTTCGCGTCGATGTCTTTGCACTCGGCCTCAAGGCCGTCGTATTCCTTCTGCTTGCCCTCATCCAGCCGATCGTCCTCGAGGAGCGCGGTCATGTGCGCGACGAGATTGCTGCGTCGGACTTCCAGATCGGTGATGTGTTCGGCAGTGGTCATCGGCTTGCCCTTTGATGGGGCGGACGGCGATATGCCGGCCGCAAAACAGGTGGATTCGAGCGACTTCACCGCCAGGACGACGGCGTCCGCATTGACCGGCATGGTCGTCAGGGAGAGTTCGCAGACTTCGGTCTTGAACAGGCGCACGAAGCCGCTCCGCAGCCGCGCGGCGCCGCCCTCGAGCACGCGGAACCCGATCGAGGCCTTGTTGAGGAGGCCGGCCTGGAGCTGTTGCCAGGTGTCCTCCAACCGATCGCGGAGGGGCCCTGGCTCGGTGACGCTCGCGATGGTCGCCTCGAACAACAGGCCCGCCTTGGTCGCCGTGAGCGTCGCCTGGCCCACGGGTTGGCGGATATCGTGATGGAGCAGGAGCGGGATCGGATTGACGAACTGCGCGCCGAGCGGATCGAAGATATTGCCTTCGCGATCCGGATTGGGCGTCGAGGCAATCCCCGAGATCGTGCGCGAGGCGGCGCCCTCGAGCGCCTTGACCTCGAGATGAGTGTACGCGTGCAACACGGTTCACGAGTGGAACCGATCGACGGCTGGCTGTCTATTTACGGCGACAAAAATACTTACAGTGACTTCACGAGGCGGTCATAGTCCGCATGGTTCCCAATCCAGAACCAGGTGACGCGCTCGCCATCGAGCCGCCCGAGCGCGCGGTAGCCTCGCGTGACGCGGACCGAGTAGACGGCGCCATGAATCTTTTTGAACTGCAAGCTCGGGTGGTGCGGCTCCGCGCGAAAGAACCGGTACGCCTTGCGCGCCGCGTCTTGGATCGGGCTCGGGAGATTGTGGTAGGCGGTCCAGAACCGCGGCGTCGTCTGCGAGATCACACGCGGTCGGGATCGAGATCCGTCGTCCGGCCAGCGGCGATGTCCGCGCGCGCTTCCTCGGCGAGCCAATCGAGCGCGTCGTGCGACGCCGCAAACTGGCGCGTCCATGCCGCGTCGTCCGCGAGCTCGGGATGTGCGACTTCGATGAGGGCCACGAGACAGCGCGCGATGCGGTCTTGATCCTCCGGCGCGAGGCGCGCGAGCTCGGCGACGGCGGCGTCCAAGGTGGGCGTCATGCCGAGTAGTTTACTGGCAGTGAACGCCCCCTGTCGAACCTCCGCCGATGTCAGCCCTTCGGCGGGCGACAGGCGCGCTCGACGACCCGCCGGAGCCAGTCGCCGAGCGGGAGCCGCGCCTGGTCGGCCTGCTTCTGCGTCAGGTCGTATTGCTTGGCCGGCAGCCGGAAGTGCACGTTCACCGAGGCGTCCTCGGGCGCCAGGCGAGGCCGGCCGCGCGGTTTCACCCGACCACCAGCATCTGATAGCTCGGCGTCGAGGCCGGAGCCAGCCGGTTCATGATGTCGACGGCCATGACGAGCGCGACGACCCCATCGATCCGCTCGGTTGAGAGGGTCTTGCTCGGTTTCAGGTTGCCCGCCGAATCGCTCTCGACGGCGACGTTGCTGACATTCCAGCGCAGCACGGGGTGGCCGTCATGGCGCAGGCGGCGGCTCAGAATGGCTTGCTCGAGGGACTTGGTCGGCGCCGAGAGCGAGGCGAAGCCCTGGCGCATCGAGACACACGGCAGCCCGTCCTGCTGCTGGAGACGCGAGACCAGGTCGGTGGCGTTCCACGGATCGAAGGCGACCATCTGCAGGGAGAACTCCGCGGTCCATTGTTTCAGGACTTGGCGGAGGACATCATAGTCGACGACCGCGCCCGGCGTGGACGTCAGCACGCCCTGGCGCGCCCACTCGTCATACGGGACGTGGTCGCGGCGCGAGCGCTCGGCAATCCGCTCCTTGGGCACGAAGAACCGGGCCAGTACGTCGAAGCCCTGCTCGTCGGGGAAGACCGCCACGAGCGCCGTTAGGTCGGTCGTGGTGCTCAGGTCCATCCCGACGTAGCACCGGCGCCCCAGAAGCGCCTGGGGGCCGCCTCCAGGCGCCAGGCAGGCATCCCAGGCGGGCATCTGAATCCACCGCGCGGCCTGCTCGGTCCACTGGTTCAGGTACAGCCGGCGAAACGTGTTTTCCTGCGCGGGGATCTCCTTGGCGCGGGCCGCCAGGGTCTGTAGCTCCTCGAGGGAGCGGAAATCCCCGAGGGCCGGATTTGCCTTCTGCCAGACGCGCGGTTTCGTCCAGTCGGCCCCTTCGGGCGCCTCATAGAGAATCGGCAGGAACGACGGATCGATCGCCGGACGCTCCTGCACCTTCTTCGCGTGGCTGTACAGCTCCCAGAGGATCGAATGCCGGTCGTACCCCGCGGTGGAAATCACGAGAAACAGCGGCTGCTGGCGCCCGCCCATCGACGTCGAGAGCACGTCATAGAGCCGGCGATCGGGCGCCGCATGGAGCTCGTCGTAGATCACCATCGACGCATTGAAGCCGTGCTTGCTGTACGCTTCGGCCGAGATCGCCCGGTAGAAGCTGCCGGTCGCCCGATGGACGATCCGCTTCTGCGACTCGACGATGTAGCAGGCCTCGGCCAGTTCCGGATCGTTCCGGACCATCTGGGCCGCGACGCCATAGACCAGGCCGGCCTGGTCCCGGTCGGCCCCCGCCGAATACACCTCGGCGCCCATCTCGCCATCGGCGACGAGCCCATAGAGCAGAATCGCCGCGGCCAGCTCGGTCTTGCCGTTCTTGCGCGGGAGCATGAGCAGGCACATCCGGTTCTGCCGGAGCCCATCGCGCCGCTTCTTGAAGATCCGCTTCAGGATCTTGATCTGCCAGGGCCGGAGGTTGAACGGCTGCCCGCCGAATTGGCCTTTTGTGTGCGTTAGCTTGTTGATAAACGCGATCGGATCTTGCGGGGCGGCCGGCTGACCCAACGGCCCCTCGTCACGGGTGGGAGCATTCCGGTTCCAGCCCCCTCGCCGGTCACGTTTCGCCGGAAACACGATCGGGTCAGGCATAATTCACATAGGCAAAAGCTGCACGAATGGCTGGCGTGGTTTCCTAGGAGTGGACACTTCAACTTTTCGACTCCCCCCCTGGCTGTACCACACGTTGTGTCTTGCGTGGAACGCCCCACGATCGATCGGCGTCGGGCCATCGCCGCACGCGTTCGATCCGACTACGGCCCACCAGGTGCAAGGTTCCAGTCGTTCGCCCTCCAGACTCCACGAGATTCACGAGAAACGCCTTGCCACAGCGATCGCCGAGCCGGACCTTGACCGGCTGGGCGGCCTCTATCAATCCGCAGAGTTGAGGTGAGTCGATCGTATCGACATCGAACGTGACTGGCACGGACCCAGGATGCGGCCGATCCCAGTCGATCGCCGAAGTCCATCCGATGAGCCCGCCGACGTTGACCCGGACGATGTTCGCCATGCCTCTATTCCCCACGTTGTGTCTTGCGTTGATGGATCACCTCACGAATCTCCCGCAGTTGCACGATGTAGTCGATGATCTCCTGCGTCTGCGTGTCCGGCATCAGCGTAATGAGGTCCAGCAGTTCCGGCATGAGGGGCCGATCGTGACACGGGCACCGGCATGACGACGAACACCCGCAGACCGCGCAGTGCCGGTCAGGCATACCAGAACCCCCCGAGACGTGTGGCCAGCCGCTGATAGGCCGCCCGCACCTCGGGATGCGCCACAGACAGCACCAGGTCATCGGCAGCGATGTGTCCGGACTCCGTGTCCTCCTCAAGGGTGTTCAGTTGCTGAATGACGAGGGCTTCGGCCTCTGTGAGTTCCCGCGCCTGATCGATGTCCGTCTTCGTCTCGTTGTCGTTCATGTCTTACTCCCCACGTTGCGTCTTGCGTTGATGGCAGCGCCGGCAGAGCGCCTGTAAGTTCGCCCGATCCCAGAACCGGGCAGGGTTCCCCTCGTGCTTGGTGATGTGATCCACCTCGAGGGCCAGGAAGACCTGGCCGCAGAGGGCGCAGGTGTAGCCACACTCACGCAGGACCAGGGCACGGAGCGCCTCCCACTTGGGGGTCCGGTACCAGCGCCGAAGCGCGTAGTTCTGGCGCAGGTGTTCGGCGAGGGCAGCGTGCGCGGGACAGCGCCGGCGCGTCGTGAGCTGTGCGCAGCCAGGCACGGTGCAGAAGTGGGGCGCGGCCTGTGGCATCGTCGCTCCTCCGTCATCGTCGTCGACGCCGAGCCGGCCAAAGTCACGGTCATCGTCGCCATCCCAGTAGTGCGGCATGGTTCATGGCTCACGGTCCAGCTCAGCACGCAGCGCTTCAGGTGTAATGTCGCCGAGCTCCGCGACTGCCTCGACCAGGTCCGTCACGCGGAGCGTCAGCACGGCGAGCTGGGTGCTGATCTGGCGCAGGCGCGCGAGCGTGAGCGCGAGCCCCAAGACCGACAGGCTCAGCGCCAGCGCCAGCAGGACGTGGTCAGCCGTTTTCACGGGGCTCCCTCCGCGCCGAGAGGCGTGGCGGATCGGGGTACCGCGCGCGCATCGTCGCCCGCTCCTCTTCGGTTCGCGTGATCAAGGGCACCCGACGATGGCAGGTGTGACACACCAGAACAATGCGACCATCCGGCCGCCGTTCGCGCCAGGTATGCGCATGATCGCACCAGAACGCCCAGCTCATGGACCCATCTCGCCAAAGAAGAACTCGACTGAATCGATCGTGCTCAGCACGCCTGCTTCGTAACCAGCGAACCATTCAGGACCACCAGGTGGCGCTGTGTCCGTGCTCGACTTCCACTCCTCAAGCGATTGTTGCCACGCATGGGCGTGCCACTTCGCATAGGCTCGCAGCGCGTCGCGCACAGCGTCAGCCGAGGATTCAAGGGCTGCCTGATACTCGGCTGCGCCTTCATGATTCATGCGCTCCGTCCATCCCATGGCGTCACCAGGTCGGCTGCGGAATGCCGGCGGCCTGGAGCTCCGCGGCGGCCGCCGGGAGCAGCTCGCACTTGGCGCCAGGCTCGGCGTGGACGATGTAGCACTCCAGGCAGACGAGCACGCAGACCCGCGGAATGTGGGGTCGGAAGCGCACGCGCTGCTGGCAGAGGGCGCAGGTGCCCTCGAGATCATCGGGAAAGAACGCCGGCAACTTGGCCGGAGCGCAGATCACGAGCCGGGCGTGCGTCTGATCGTGCTGAGCCATTCATACCTCCGTGATGGTGATCCCGTGAATCGCCTCGACCAGGCGCTTCCGCAAGCGATAGGCCGTCGTGCGCGTGGCGGGGCTCTTCGCGTCTTCAATCACGACGGCGTCCGTCGCGGCGTCGACATACCAGAAGTCAGCGCGGTAGCGACCGATGGGGACGTGCTCGCTCGTCCAGCGATTCTCGACCCAGATCTTGAATTCCGGCTGCAAGAAGAGCCCGCGAATTTCGCCCGCCTGTTGGAGCAGACGCAGTTCCTGATAGCGTTTCGCTTCGCGCGTTGAATCAAATCGAATCCCGTCGACCGTGCACTTGCGCGCGTGGTACTTGTTCGCGCGGACGGGCTCGATCCCCGGCGCGATCGCGTGCGTCCAGGCGGCGCGGTCGCTCATTCCCGCGGTGCCCCTGATTCCTTCTGGTCCGCCATGATGGATTCGCCGACGACTTGAAGGACGGACCCAAGCGAGACGAGTTGTTCAGCGGTGAGGAACACTTCATAGCGTACTGACAGCGCACCAGATACTCCGATGGAGATATCGAGTACGCGGCAATTCGCTGGAACGAGCCCCGCGGCTGCGAGTGGCGCGTGGAGCATCTTGACGTTGATCAGGTGCTTCATGACTCGGCCTGCCAGATCCGTCGTGCGTCCTCTTGCACGATGACGTGTCCGACCTCGATCGCGAGCCGCTCGACCGCTTGCGAGGCCGCCCACAGCCGGACCGCATGGGCGCGGGCGATCGTCGCATCGTCGGTCTCGGCGCCAGGCGCGTAGCTCAGTGCTTCGAGATACATCGCGGCACGACGCAGATCGTCCAGCATCGCCGTGGCGATCGGCTCGGCGCGGCGAAGTTCCTCGAGGTCGAGCATGAGGATCGGGAGCATCACCGCCTCCGCCGGAGCATCACCCAGTCGAGTACGGCCCAGGCGAGAAGAGCGGCGAATAAGGTCAACACGAGTGCGTGCATCACCGCCGCCAGACGCCGGAGACGGAGATCGTGTACAGGAAAAAGTCGGTCGACGTCGCTTCGCGGAACAGCGTGTTGTTCACGAGGATCTGCGCCGAGAGAAACGGATTGTTCACGATCGCGGAGTAGCTGATCGGCGTCACCTCGAGCGACACGAACATGTCGTCGGCTTTCGTCGAGAACGACGTAAAGAACGGGAGCGTCGTCGTCGTTTGGACGAGCCCGTCCAGTGGCGTGCTGTACCGAATGCGCGCGGAGCTCGCGTTGCCGGTGACGCGGAACTCCAGCTTGTTGCTCGTCGCCGCCGTCGTGCTCGAGGTCACGGCTGACGGTTGGTTCGGCACGTTGATGATCGTGTCGCCGCAGCCGGCGACCAGGAGCGCGACGAGGACGACGAGGATCGATCGCATGTGAGGGTTCCCTTCTTAGAGCGGTGGCTCCGGTTGCGTGTCGTCGCGCTCGCGCAGGTGTTCAATCATCCGGCCATACTTCGTGTCCATGTAGGTGATCGCGACTGGCAGGCCGGCCGCCTGCGCCTCTTTCGCCACGGTCGCGAGCGTCAGCGAGAACGTCTGATAGGTCTGCTGGTTGTCGCCGGTGATGATGAACCTCTCGGAACCACCCTTGCCATGGCGCTTGACGATGCCGACGACCTTGACCGTAATCGTCTCGGGACGTGTGCCCGCCACCGTGTCGGGCGCCGGCGGCTCGGCCACAATCTCACCGGTCTCCTGGTCGACCGCCTGAGCCATCTCATCGCCGGTATAGACGCCGCTGAGCTCATGCGGGAACGCCTTGCGCAAGGCGAGCGCCTCGGCACACTTGGCGACCATCGTGTCGGGCATCGTTCGCCAGAGGCCGGCGAACTGGCCGCGATCGGTCCGCGCCGCATAGGCGTCGGTCCGCGCCACACCCCAGACGGGCTCGGCGAATTCCTTGCGCCAGACGCCCACCTTGGCCGCCACCGGTGGCTCGCTCGAGAGCCAGACATCCGCCCAGGCGCCCGACTCGCCGCACCAGAACGGGCCGACCTGGCCGCGGTATTCGCCCGTGCGCTGCGCGATGAGCCTGAAGCCGTCGATCGCCGTTTGGATCGTGAGGCGGCCGCCCCGTTTGATCGCGTAAATCTGCTTCGTGAGCGCGTCCAGGCCGGTGCGCTGACACTGATACAAGAACAATTTCAGTTCGTCATCGGTCACGCCGACGGCGACCTGGCGCTTGATCAAATCGATCTGCTCGCGCGTGTAGGGCGTGGTCGTGAGCGACGCCACCGGTACGGTTGCAAGATTGGTCGTCATGAGAGCCGCCCCCGCATCACGGCCATTTCCAATGGCGTGAGATCCCACTGCGCCACGATGGCGTAGAGCATGCCGCTCAGATGCCGCAGCAGGAGCGGGTCTTTCGGTGGCGCGGGCGTCCAGATGGCGTCCCACAGAATGTGGTAGTTCGCGAGCGCCCCGCGCGGATGCAGCCGGGGCGGCACGATCGGGACGAGCGCCGTCGCCTGGTTCCGCCAGCGGTCGCGTTCGAGGACGCCGTTCGGCCGGTACCGCACGAGCCCGCCATCCGTCAGCCAGCGCGTGGTGTACGCCGGGAACGTGCCGTTCGGCAGGCCGACGCGGCGGGACTTCGCCTGCCGCCGCCACCGCTGCGCGTCATCGAGAAAGATGGCGCTCCCACCGGCCCCCATCTCGACGCGACAGACCCGCGCATCCGCCCGGCAGATCGCCAACCGCGGATAGAGCGTGTCGTCCTGCACGCCCGCCGCGTGCAGTGTCTGGCCGAGGTCGATGACCTGCTGGCCGGAGGCAATGGCCTTGTAGCCGCGCCAGAGGCCTTCGTATTCGTGCTTCTCGGTGGGGTGGGCCGCGCTGAGCACGGCCCGCTTGTAGTCGAGGTACGCCTTGCGGGCCTCGAGCCGCGAAATCTCCGGCGTGCCGATTCGTGCAATCTCTGCGACGGTCATGATCGGCCTTTCTCCAGCTCTCGCTGGCGCAACGCGATCGTCGTCATACATCCTCCCGATCTCCCGCCGCGGCTTTCGCGTGGTCGAAGATCCCTGTGGTGGACTCGGCGAGCGAGGCCCACGACTGCGGCTTACGCACGAGACGCAGCCGCCTGACTGGCGCGGCGGCGCGCGGCGCGGGTTGTTCAATGGGCGGCGCCGGCAACTGCCGCAGGTCTTCGTCTGTGAACGGCTTGTAGCGTTCGCCACACGCCTGGCAGCGGTACTTCGGCCGCGAGACGCCAGGCAGGCGCAGCTCGAGCACGAGCGCGCCGGCAGGGATTCTCGTCGGGCCGTGCTCGTCGCCGCAGCAGCCGCAGAGCGTCTCGACGACGGCGAGCGTCCAGGTAGCCGCCATCACGAGGCCCGCCGCTGTCGCTGCACCACGGCTGAATCCATCGCCTTGGTCAGTTGCCGTGCCGTCGCATAGGCAATGTCGTACCGCGTGGCGGCATCACCGAGTTGATGGGTCAGTTCGCTGATAGGGGGCACATCGGCGTCCTCGCTGATGTCGTCGAGGACGACATGGGCCAGTTTGACCAGCACCCGAGAATGCGAAGCGTGCGCGTCAGCGCACTGCTCTTTCTTGGATCTTGGGGACGGGACGGGATCGCGCGCGCGCGAGCGCTCACGAATCTGCGCAGAATCTTCCGCGATTCTACCGCGACTCTGCGCAGAATCGCGACCGTCATTCCGCGCAAAGCGGTGCGCAGCCTGGTAGTCCCGATCGCGCTGTCGTTTGTCTTTCACCGAAGCCGCGGAGGGCTGATACCGATCGTAATTGTGGAACTGATACCCGCCTGGCACTTTGATCATCAGGCGGACATCGGGCCGGGCCATCACCTCCAGCACCTCGAGCGGGCGCCGGTCCGTGATGAACTTCCGCGCGATCAAGATCGGCACGAACCCATCGGTGAGATTCCGGGCCGCGTAGGAGATCGCCTCGAGCCACACCGCGGCTACCCGTCCCACGCCATTCGGGCCGAGATGACCCGCCGCCGTGATCACTTTCGGATGCTCCACGAAGCCGTCATCGACTTTCACCCACATCGGTCTAGGCACTCGGCCGGGTGGGGTCGCCCGAGGTCGTTTCGGCGTCGAGCTCGAGTAGCGGTAAGACCGTCCCTTCACGAATCGCCGACCGCATCTGCGCGACGGCCTTTTCTCGGGCCTCCTTCGCGGCTTTCAACTCGGCGTGCGTGATCGCGATGTCATCGTCCAGCCGTTGCACGGCGCGTTCCAGCGCGCGCAGATTCTCGACGTATTCCGAGGCCGTATCCACGACGCCAGTTCGCTGATTGACGACACGATCGCGACGGCGACTGATGCGCTTCACCATTCACGCCTCCTCCTGCCCAGGGGCCGCTCTCACGCGCGGCGGCGCGCGCGATGGAACTCAGTCTCACTGTCGAAGCCGTGCAACCAGACGTCGATCTCGCGCCGATCGAAGAGGTACAGGCGCCCGCGGCGGCAGAACGGCAAGCGGTGTTGCTTCACGAGGCGGTACAGCATGTTCAGCGAGCCGAGCCGGAGGTACGCCATAGCTTCATTGGCGGTGAGGTAGGGACTGGGCGACATCATGCCGGCCTCTTCGTGCGATGGGATTTCCGGACGTCCAGCGGAAACAACTCCTGCGGACTCACGCCGAGCGCCTCGGCAATCCGCGCGACCGTTTCATAGCCCACGGCCCGGACGTCGCGCTTGCCGCTCTCGAGCAGCGAAATAAACGACTTGGTGACGCCCGCCTGTTTGGCTAGCTCTCCCTGGGTGAGCCCGGCGACCTTGCGCGCCAATTTGAGCAGCATAGTTAACTTTTTGGCACAATATACAACTAAGTTGACTTGTGTCAACTAGTTAATTTACGCTTGCTGGCGTGCATGTGATCGACCCCAGGCCGATCGTTGACAATGAGGCGATGTATCGCCGGGCG